ACTCGCCAGAGCCGATTGCGATCACGCTATCGGGGCCGCCGACAAGCTCCTTCGTCTCGCGCGTGATCCCGCTGTAAATCGCCTGCGCGTGCGCCTGCATGTTGACGACGTGTTGCCGATTCGACCTCGACACGTTCAGGTTGTCGACGTTCAACAACACGTCTCTGTCAGGCTCCGGCCAGAAACCACCGGCCGGCGCCTCGGTGCGCAGAAACGCGATCGGAAGGATCCCCTCATAGGTTTCCGTCGGCGTCGATTTCAATGTGTCTTCCGACACCCGGCGATGCGTCCACGGGCCGAAGCGCACAAGCGCGCCCGCGTCATCCTCGACGAATTCGCGCGACCACACCCACCACACATCGGCCGCGTCCTGCGTCGAATCACGCGCCTGTCGAAGCGCGACGAACCAAAGCGCCTCGTCTTCCGATGGTGCGGACGGATGGCAGATCGTGACGACGTCGTGCGGCCAGTAGAGGTGCGCCGCGCATTCGCCGGGATCGTCGACGCCGATCTTCTGGTACCCGAGTACGACGACGCACGCCCGCGCACCCGTCGCCGCGCGTCGCTCCGCCTCCGGCATGAGAACGTCAACGGCGATGTCGTCGAGGGCTTCGGCAAATGCCACCGCGCGAGGATCGGCAGGGTCGAGCGGCGCGCCGTCCTCGCCCTCGACAAGCTCGCGCTTCGCGGGCGCCTGATAGACGCCCGAATCTTGCCGCGCGAAGAAGCGCATCCAATTGACCGGATCGATCGGCATCTTCGACCCGGTGCGCGGGTAGGCTTTCTCCAACGCGCCGCGCACGATCGATTGCTGATCGCCCGCGTACCGCTGCGCGATGCCACGCACGACGCTGTCGTAGTCCGCCGCGCGCTGTCGTCTTCCCGACGTCAGGAGGTCGCGCAATTGGTCCACACGCCACACGCCCGCATCGCGGCGGATCTGGTCGACGACGGCATCGGACGCGGAATTCGGCGTGATCATGGCCCAAGCCTACCACGCTGGGGCGCTTATGTAAGCGCTAGCCCACGACGCCCCATTCGTCCGTCGCGTGCGTCGCCGTGACGGCGCTCGCGCCGCCCGGCCGGTGGACCGGCCACTGCCAGTGCGCGAGATACCCGAGCGCGTCGACGATGTGGCTGACGTCAGCCGCCCCGGTCTTCTTTTCGGGCTCGCCGCTGCGGTCGTAGGCTTGCGTTTCGAGCGCCTTTACCAACGTAGGGCAGGCGTCGCCGTCGACGGTGATCCTGCGGTCACGAAAGAGGCAATTGAGCGTGTTCACGCGGTCGCGCACAGGCGGGTTGCGCGTGCCATGCACCGGCCTGAATCCCGCTTGCAGCAAGAGGTGCACGTCTGACAGCGACGACGTCGACTTGAGCGCGGTGCCCGAGGCGTCGACGTAGGCCGCGATCCGCATCTTCGCGATCTCGTCGCGCGAGTAGTGGCGCCCTCGCGTGCGTTGCAGGTACCGCCCGATCCATGCCGCCACCCGTTCGGCGTGCTCGTCTGTCGTCGTGCCCCCTTCTTTGACGACCTCGCCCACGACGTGCGCCACTCTCCTGTCGTCGTCGATCTCGGCGACGACCCATTGCATCGCTCTCACATTGAAGTCGCACCCGATCGCAATCCTGCTGCCACGTCCAGGGCGCACCGCTGGCGCGCCCGCCGCGTGCGTCTGTCGACTGAAACGGGCATAAACCCGCCCACCGCGCGCCGTGCGCACGCCCTCGAGCTTCTCGCTGATCGCTTCGTCAGTGCCAAGGCGCGCCTTGCTGTCGTCGATGTACGACGCCGGGAGAAACGGGTTGTCCCGCGTGCGGATGATGTATGCCCGCGTCGTCGGGGCAGGGCGCGCGAGGATCAAATCATACGCCGGGCCAAAGCCCTCCGGGGTGCCGGTAAGCAGCGTCTCTAGCGCGCCGCCGACGCGCACGCGCTGCATGGCGGGAACAAGCGCCTCGACGTCGCAAAGCTCCCACTCGTCGATCCACGCGCCGATCGCGTTGATCCCCTCCGTCGACCTTGGCCTGTCAAGCGATCTACACCACACCTCGAATTTTACTTTTCGCCCGATCTCGAAAATATGGGCCTGCTTCCAGTGCCGATATGGCACGCCCCAGCGGTCGAGGTTCTCGGCGATCGACCGCTCCATCACGTCGCGGACCATGGGGTACGTCGGCTCGCACCCGAGGATGGGGCCATCGGCGCCCGCACGCATCCCTAGGTCGAGCAAGAACGCCACGCCCAGGCTCGTCTTGCCCGACCCATACCCACCCGAGACGACGCGCACGCCGGGCCCACGGTCGGCCAACACTTGCAGGTGTCGTTGCCCGAATTGGGCAACACCGCGCGCCGTGGTCACGATCTCCACCCACCGATCATCTGGTCGACGTCGGCTGCCTCGACGATGTCGCACGCGGCAAGTAGCAGGGTCGCCATGCGCCGGGCCTCGTGCGCGGGCAGCCGCATCCGCACCACCGTCGCGGCCCCATCCACGACGAGCACGACAAGCTCTCCGTCCAGCCCGACCGAGTAGGCGCCGTCGATGCCGTCGCCGTCGTTCATTCCGCCGCCGTGTGTGTGACGACCGCCGGGATGAAATCGACCGTGTCGACCTTGCCCTCGTCGTTCGCCACCGGCTGCGCTTCGGCAACCTTGCCCAAGTGGCGTTCCAGGATGAGTTCGCACGCGCGCATCGACACCTTGTCATCGGCGGATTGCATGTGCTGCCGCATGCGCTCAAGGGCTTCCGGGACGCAAGAGGCGATGAACGCCAGCGCCTCCGCCCTCGACATTGCGTTAGGTGGGAGCTTGGGACGGCCACCGGGATTGCCGCTTTGCCCCTTCACGAATTTAGCCACGCCGGCTCCTGCTGTCGTTCTGCTCTGAGACTACCACACAAACGACGACGGAGGCACCATGCCCCCGTCGCCAGCCCACTGAGGCTTGTCCGCTCGTCGTAGCACGCAGCAAGCGCGCGCGCAACGAAAGAGGCGCCCCGTAGGGCGCCTTGTTTCAGTGACCGGCGATCATCACCATCACCTCTTTTTCCCACCCGGTCTTCACTCGCTTCGACATCTGTTCGGTCTTGAACTGGTAGTATTCCGACTGCCACTGTTCATCCGCATCGGCTTCGCGGACGATTTCCTGCATCTCCGCCTCAACCGCCGCTGTGTCGATTCCGAGGTTCCAAGCGATGTCGACGGCGTAGTTACGAGCCTTGATGGCGGCGGCGCGCTTGGCATTGATGCGCTCGTTCTTGCTCAGGTTGCTCATCACGTCGACGTTGCGGAGGCTGCGAGCAATCTTGACCAGCTTGTTCATGTAGGACTTCGTCATCTGCGTCTCCTGCGTTCTGTGTGGGCTCAGTCTACGCCCGATCTGTGCTCATGTCAAGCGTTCTCTTGACGTTTCTTGCAGATCGACGCCGCACGGCTTTGCAAAGCCACAGATCCGCAGATCCGACGCTAAGGTAAAACGCTTTACCTTGCAGATCGAGCATGCGCGCGCGTGATCTGCAAGGCGCAAAAGAAAACGCCGCCTTGCGGCGGCGTGGGCGTATGGAGTCGAACCATCCGTGCGCTTGCGCGCCAACCTTGCGGCGTCGGTCAGCCGTCCCGACAACCCACCCCGAGCGCCCGGGTTTCCCCGAGCCGGTCGCGCAAGCCGGCCGGACCATGCGCTTCCGTACCGTCCGGCTCCGCGAGTTACCACTACCGCGACGGGTGAACGCACCATGCCATCCGCCAGCGCGCGGCGCCAGCGTGATCTGCCTATGACTCGCCTATGACTCGCCTATGACTCGTCGAGCTTTAGATCAAGCACGAGATCACCGGGCCACGGATCTTCGGCGCGCTTCTCACTGTGCTTGCTGACGTTGGCGACGATGACACCACAAGAGGGACAATGGGCGACGGTGCAAGGGTGCTCCTTCTTCGTCTGCTTGATCCACGCCGTCGAGGTGTCGCCGGCTTGCACCATAGCGCGATTGCAGGGCACGCACACGATCATGCCCTCTTGTGCCCGTAAGCCCCGCGCCGCGTCCAGCTCGATCTGCACGGCCGAGCATTGCTCACGATTGCTCACGATTGCTCACGCCGGCCCCGTCCAAGCGGTCGGTGCGCCATCGGGGCATTATTTGCAGGCCCCGATCTGCAAGTAATTACCCCGCCAGTCGAGGCACGCCAATCGCTCGCGCCGCGTTGCAATGCGACGAAACGAGCATGCGTTGTAGTTGTAAAAACGGCTAGACATCGGAATTGATAATTCCGATTAATTATTTTCTTACATACCTACCCACGCGAAAAGGCTCTCGTAGGTATGGGGTCCGCAAACAAACAATTAATTGCCTGCCCGCGGAACCCCTGCTAGCCTACCCGCACATCACGCCAGACGCAAGCGCGTCACGGGCCGTCCTGCCTTTGCTTGCGCGATCTTCTCCGCCTTGATGCTTCCCTCGTCGATCAGCCGCACCAGCGTGCGGTCGAGCGTGTCGGCGTCAAGCTTGCGGCACGCCAACAGCAGCGCCGATCGGGACACCCACCCGTCATCGTCTGCGATCCGGCGCATCGCCGATTCGACGTAGGCCACGCGCCCCGCAATGTCGTCCCATGCCGGCGCTCTGTGGTCGCGCAGGCTGCGAGCGATGGTCCAAGCCGATGCCTCGACCACCCTGATAGCCGCGCGCGCAACCTGAGCCGTTACAGTCGGCCACGCGGGCCACTCACACCGAAGGATGGCCAGCGCCAGCGCTGCCCTAGTGGCGTGCTCCGCGCACCGCCCGAGCAGCGCCGCCGGCACGTCGCCCTCTTGTGGCGCCCTTCGCCGCTCGTCGCAGTGTTCGGCGTAGGACGCGAGAAGATCGGCGCCGCCCGCATCCTCGACTTCTTCGGGGACATACATCGCCAGTCGGTCGCCCTTCGATGCGTCCCCGAGCTCAGGGTGGCCACGGTGCCACGCCTCGTGCGATTCCCGGCACGCCTGCACCGCGTCGACCACCGCGCGCGGGATGGCCCCACTACCAGGCGCCGCCCGCTGGCGCTTCGGCAAGGTGGCAAGGCCCTCGACCCACAGGTGCCGCCCGAGGAAACCATCGTCGATGGCCATCTGCCCCACCGCGTCATGCAAGGCCGCAGGCGTCGACGAACCGAAGATCGTCAGCCCCGGCGCACGGATCACGCGATCCTTCCCGCCTTTCGTCGACGACGTCGAAGCGACGTAGCTACCGGACCCGATCGTGGACACGGCCAGCAACAGCGCGCGCATGTCGCGCTGATGGCTCGCGCGCGCGTCGAAGAGCGCCTTCAGGCGCGGCCCGTATTCGTCGAGCACGAGCAACAGCCCGACGCCATGTCCGGTCGCTTCTTCGATGCGCCCGATCGTTGACGTCGTCGACGACAGGTCATTTGCGCCGATCGCAGTCGGCCACAGTTCGCGCATGACCTGCCCCAGCGCGTTCTGCGGCCGGCCCTTGCCGCTCGCCGTGGGAGCGACGGCGCAGATGATGCTCGACGACGTGGCGCGCTCGAACGTCCACCGCCGCTGCCCAAGCGCCGCGCCGAGCGCCAGCGTAGCGCCCACCGCAAGCCCCGGCTGCGGGTAGTCGGCGCCAGCGATCACCCACGACGCGAACGTGTCGCACAAGCCGCCAAGGGCCTTGATCTCGTCAAGCAGCTCCCATTGCGCCGCGTCGTCCGGCTCCGGCAACTTGACCCAAGTGCGCGCCTCGGCCGTCTCGTCAATGATCTCGCCCTCGACGACTTCGGCAACTTCGGCAACGACGGTGGCGCGTACGGCCAGCGCTTCCTCGCCAGTAAAAACGACGCCGGGCATCACGTCCGTCGAGGCGCGTTCCAACAAGTGCCCCGGCGTGTTCCCCTTGGGGTCGGGCTTGCGCGTCGCCTCGCGTGCTTTGTGCTGTAGCTCCCGCTCCGACCACGGCGGCGAACACCGGCCGTTGTATTCCCGCAGAAGCGCCAACACGTCGCCCTCGCCAAGCCCGAAGCCCGTCGCGCATGCGCGCGCTACTTTCATGGTCGCCACGTGGCCGCCACTGCCGGCGATCGCAGGCGGCATGCGCTCGACGTACCGCCGCGCGCGTTCGTAGGCAGCGCCAGCGTCGACGAACGCGGTAGGCGCCCGCAACTGTGGCGCCGAGACGGCGGCCGCCTTGCGGCGCTTGTAGGCGCGCATTGCGTCGACGATCCACGCCGGCAGCGGCGCCGGCTCGACGTCAACGAGGATCTCGTACCGCCCGCCGTTCGTCATGCTGCCCGGTCCGACGACGTACCCACCGCAACCGCGCGTGTCGACGTCAGGATACCCGAGGCACGCTTCAACCTTTTGGGTGTTCCGCAAGACCTCTTCGGCCTCGACGTCGTCGACGTCATCGGGGATCGCGTAATAGTAGTGAAAGCCACCGCGAGGCGTCCCGATCACGAGCGTCGGTTCTAGCCGCTCGTGGATCGGATGGCCCGCGTCCGCGTTGTCGACGTCGACGACAAAGAGCCGCGACGGCAGGCCACACAGCACGCCAACCGCGCACGCGGGATAGGGCGCGAACATCTCGCGGACCTTCGCCTCGTCGCGCGTGGCCCTCACGGTCCACTCGCCGATGATCGGTCGCTTGTTCTTGCCAACGGGAAACACGGGCCACCCTCGCGCAGCGAGGGACAGGGCCAGATCAATCGAGGTCATGTTGTCTTCTCCCACTTTCACGTCTTGCACGCCGACAGTGTCGACGCTAGCCTCTTGTCTCCACGTCGCCGGCCACTCCCTCCGTTGACGTGTCGCCCGGCCTCACCGCCGGGCGTTGCTTTTCAGGTCTAAACGCCACCGCTGCTTTGGCGCCGCTTGTGCTTCGGTATCTCGCCTTGCGCGCGATCCCCAGCCTGCGCCTTTTGGCGGTGTGGTCTTTCCGTCTTTGCGGAAGCCAGCCTTGCGGTAGATGCAGCCCGTGTGGCGTGTGCGGTCGTGGTACGAAATAAGCGCTGCCATCCCTCGACGTCGCGCGGCGTCACCGGCAAACCGCAGCACCGCGCTTGCGGTACCGTGCGGAAGGCCATCGACGAGCACCATTCGCGTGACTTCGCCAACGCTGCCGTCTTGCGGGAGCATGCGAGCAATCGGCCGACCGACGAGACACATCCCCAGCCGTTCACTTCCGCCGATGGGTTGACCAAACAGATCAGGTACACCGCGACGAACGACGACGCAGAAGATGCATCCCGGCGGCGGGTTGTCGAGATAGTGGCCCGATCTCTTGAGCCATGCTTTTGCCCCGTCGTCGTATGATTCAACAGAAAAATTCAACTGCATGGTTCGCCTCAGAACGGCAGATCGTCGGTGTTCCATGGGTCGAGCGGCGCCGCCTCAGCCTTCGCGGCCTGCGGCTCCTCCACCTCGTCGTCCTCCCCAGGTTGCCGCCCCGCCTCTTGCCGCAGACGGACTACCCGTGTGTAGTCCCCGTCCGGCCGCGTTTCGATCTCGATGACACGCGGCATCTCGCCGGCCCGCAAGCGCTCGACCGCCTCGACCACCGTCGCCGGCATCTTCGTGCCGACGTGCTGCGCCCACCACTTCGCGGCTTTTGCGTGCGCGAACCCGTCATGCTCGACGCAGACCCATTCGCTCGCCACTTTCGTCGGCACCCACGCTGCGGACGCGCTCTCAGGCTCCGCGCCGTAGTAGTCCACGCGCACCGTCGGCGGCCCGTCGCCCGAGCGCTTGCGGTGGACGTGGTACTGCGTCTCCCCGATAGCGTGCGTCGTTGACTTCGGTCCGCCGCCGAGCGCGCCCGTCGACAGCACAGGCAACGCCGACGCTTGCGCGTTTGCCTTCTTCTCCGGCGGCGGAAATTCGTAGTCGCACTCACTACACACCCGCGCGCCGGCAGGCTGTTCCGCCGCACAATTTTCGCATGTCTTCGTCGGTGCCTTGCCTTCGCCTTTCGACTTGGGCTTGATCTTCACCTCGTCGACGGGGCCGTGTCTCGCGATGTTGCCCCCATAGTCGAGCACAAGACAGTCCCGCTTCCCGTCCGCCGGGCGCATGCCTCGGCCGACGATTTGGACATACAGCGAGGGCGACGCAGTCGCGCGCACAACCGCGAGCACGTCGACGACGGGAGCGTCGAATCCCGTGGTCAGCACGTCGCACGATGCAAGCGCCGGCAGTTCTCGACGGCGGAAGCGACCAATAATCGCTTGCCTCGTGAATTGGTCCGTCTCACCAGTGATCGTGGCACACTCGACGCCACGCGCCGCGAGCGCGTCCCGCAGGTGCTCCGCGTGCGCCACCGAGCACCCAAACAACAGCGCCGACGTGCGCCCCTGTGCCAGCGCCGCCGCCACGTCATCGGCCACTTCGTCGGTTACTTCGGCAATGTCGGCCGCGAGCTCTAGGTCGCGCGTCGCGAATTCGCCGGCACGGATCGCAAGCGCCGACGTGTCGATCTCCACGCACACGGCACCCGTCACCAGCGGCGCCAAGTGCCCCGCCGCGATAAGGCGGGGGATCTCCACGCGGCACACGATCGACGAGAAAAGCGCGCTGTCGCCTTGCGTTAGGTATCCCTGTCCGAGACGGTATGGCGTCGCCGTGAGCCCCACGATGCGTAGCGCCGGGTTCGCCTCGCGCAGACCACGCACGAGCGACTGGTACTGCCCGGCGCCATCGGGCGGGATCAAGTGCGCTTCGTCGACGATCAGCACGTCGACGACGCCAAGGTCGCGCGCCTTCCTCGCCACCGTTTGCACGCCGCAGACCGTGATCGGCGCGATGCCCCGCTTGTTCAACGATGCCGACCACACCGCGAGCGGCGCCATCGGCCACACTCGCCGACACGCCGCGGCGTCCTGTTCGATAAGCTCCGCTCGGTGCGTGGCGATCACGACGCGCCCGCCGCACTCCTGCACGACGACGCGGGCAAGCTCGCCAAGGATCGCACTCTTGCCGCCTCCTGTTGGCACTTCGATCAAAGGATTCGATCCACCCTTGCCCCAGTAGGCGAGCACCGCGTCGACGGCCTCTTGTTGGTAGTCACGGAGTTTCATCGACCACCTCGTTCGTCGGGATGGCTTCGATCCACTCGCGCTCGCCGTCGCCCGTGATGTTTGCGCGAAGGTGCTCCCCGCAACCGGGGCAGTCGGCCTCGTCGTCTTCGGTCCACGTCGGATCTTCGCGCCCGAGGCAGACGAAGAGTTTGCCGCTAGCGGGGATCGCGGGCGCGTCACAGAGGGGGCATGGCAGGTAGGCGTCACGAATCACGGCATTTCTCCTTGCGCCTCGCGCATCCACAGCGCAGCGGTCATCATCGCCGCCGTCTCGCTTTTCTCGATCGCACTCCTGACTTCGATCCATGCCCGTCGCTGCGGGTCGCGCCGACGAAGACTAGATACGACGAACAAGCCGTCATGCCGCCACCACACCTCAACCTTGCGATCTTCGCCGTCGAACACCGCGCGACGTTGCGCCAATCGATCTGCAAACATTTACGCCTCCCACGCAGCGGATCTGCCGCGTTGTGACGCCACTCTAGCGCGATCTGCGTCGTCTGTCAATCGAGCGCTTGACACGAGCACAGATCAGGCGTAGAGTGCATCCACGGGCCGCATGGAGCGACCCGGTACACAGGGAGCAGACAATGACGACCGGCAACAGCACAGGGAACCACATCATGTCATGGACCACACTTCGCCCCGCACTTCGTCGCGCCATCATGCGCGAAGCCATCCGCCGCGGTGTCGCGATTGACGAATTCTTCGCCGCCATCGGTGGCGCGCCATGAGGCGCAATCGACACCCCGAGATCATGCTCGCCTCCGCCGTCGTTACGTTGTGCTGGCGCGACGCAGACAAAGCGGACGGGATCGAAGAATTGGTCGAGAGGATCGCGCGGCTTGAAAGCCTGCGCGGGTGGCTTGACGGGTACCTTGACGCACTGACGAAGTAGGGAGACACACAATGCAGATCAAAAAAACCGCACTGCGCCAAGCAGTAAACGCAATCGTCCCCAAGATCCTTGTGTACGGCGGCGCAGGCGTAGGCAAGACCACTCTAATCGCCAGCCTGCCCGGCAAGGTGCTGATCCTGTCGGCGGAAGCGGGGCTTCTCTCGCTTGCTGGCGCGGACCTCGACGCCGACGTCGTCGAAGTGACATCGATCGAAGCCCTGCGCGCCGTCTACGCCGAGCTTCGCGCTGGCGACCACGGGTATGCGTGGGTCGTGCTCGACAGCGTCAGCGAGATTGCGGAGATCGTGCTATCGGCGGAGAAGGCGAAGACCAAGGATCCGCGACAAGCGTACGGCGCGCTGTCCGACGAGATGGTCAAGATCATGCGCGCGTTCCGCGATCTGTCGTGCGGCGTGTATTTCTCGGCCAAGCTCGCGTCGACGAAGGACGACACGACGGGCAAGGTCAGTCACTCGATCGGAATGCCAGGCGCCAAACTCGGCGAGGCGCTTCCCTATCTCTTCGATGAGGTCTTCCGGCTCGTCGTCATCGACGAAGACGATGGCGCGGGCGGCAAGGTGGCGTCTCGCTACCTCCTGACCGCTACCGATGGGAAGAGCGTCGCGAAAGACCGCAGCGGCAAGCTCGATGCGTATGAGCCCGCCGATCTCGGTGCGGTCGTCGCGAAGATCATGGGCGGTGCAGCGTGAACGACGATCTTCACAAGGACCAAGTGAATCAGCTTCGGCGAATTGCGAAAGCGTTGGAAACGTTGGTCGGAGCGATGGTTTTTCTGCATAGACAGCCAGGGTGGCACCACGACGAATTCGGCAACGCACACAAGGTGCAGGGCGATCCTATTCCGGGAAGCGAGCATGTAGCGATTCGCGTGATTGTCGAAGATTGACCGCCCGCCGGAGCATATCCGGCCCAGCCGATCGCGGGAGATAGGCGCCCGCACAACCGAGCAGAGGCACACGATGACCAATTGGAACGACGACGACAACGGCAGCACCGGCGACGAAATGGATCTCGGATTCGACACGAGCACAGTCGAGGCGCCCTCTTTCGATCTGCTGCCGCCCGGCCGTTACCGCGTGATCTGTTCGTCGGCGAAGGTGGCGCCGTCGAAAAACAACCCGTCAACGATCATGGCATCGATCGAAGAGACGATTTGCGACGACGAGAGCCCGCACCGTGGCCGCAAGATTTGGTCGCGCTACGTCGTCGCACATGCGGACGGTAAGGTGATGGCGCGCGGCCGCGCCGACGTCGTGCGCATGCTCGCCGCGTACGGCGTGTCGGGCTCGAGCCTCGCGCCGATGTTGGAGCGCGAGTGCATCGCCGCCGTCGACGTCGAGCCCGCCAAGGGGGAATGGGAGGCCCGCAACAAAATCAAGCGGCGCGAGCCCGTTGCCGGGCAGGCGCCGAGCGCGCCCACGCCAGCGTCGAAGCCTGCCGCGAAGCCTGCGGCGAATGCGCCCGCGTTCTTGTCTCGTCGACAGACGCAGGGCTGATCGATCCCCGCCGCGTGTGGCCCCGAGCGCGGCAAACCGGCGGCATTCCGCCGCCGGATGATGGTGAGATGACGTCGGGGCTTTTTTCCAAGGGATACGACGTGACGATCGAAAGATACCGAGGGCCGCGACGAATTCGACTTGACGGCGAGCGCCTCGCGTCGCTGCGAATCGCACGAAACTACAGCCTTGCTTACGTCGCCAGCGCATGCGGCGTCACGCGCCAGGCGGTGTGCCTGTGGGAGCAAGAGCGCGCTGTCCCCGACGACCGCTGCTGCGACCGATTGGCGGCCCTCTTCGGCGTCGACCTTGCGCCAGCGTTGAGCGTGCGGGTGTGGGAATGACGACGATCACGATCCCGATCGACGGGATGAAACTCGGCGCCGCGCTGAATGCGCGCGTGCACTGGACCCGCAGGGCCGCGCGCGCCAAGCGGGAGCGCGCTGTAGTGGCCGTGGCGCTGCGATCGCAGTGGCTCCCCGACGTGGAGACGGCCAGCCCGCCGACGTCGTGCACGCTGTCCCGTATCGCGCCGCGCATGCTCGATGACGACAACCTGCAAGGCGCGTTCAAGAGCATTCGCGACGAAGTGGCCGCATTCTTCGGCGTCGACGACGGGCCCAGGGGGCCGATCGCGTGGCGGTACGAACAACGCAAGGGACAGCCTAAGCAATACGCCGTCGAGATTCGGCTGGCGTGGGGAGACGACAGTGGCAAAGCCTGACCAACGCATGCGCGCGCACATCGCGGCGCTGCTCCACAAAAAGATCAAGCCCGACGCCGCGATTGCCGAGCGCGTGGGGTGCCATGTCTCAACGGTGCGCGCGCATCGCGCGCGAATGAAGCGCGAGGCCGATCGATGAAGCGCACGCACATACGCAGCGACGCCGACAACGCGCCGACCGCGTTGTCCCTCGACGAGCGCGTCAAAGCTCTAGAGTCTGCGGTGGTCACCCTCACGCGGTCGATCGGCGCCTTGAAAATGATCCGCGACAGCGGCAACGGCCTGCCGACGTTGCCGCCCGGTAGTGGCCACGCGCTCGCTATCGCGCGGCAGCGCGCGCGGTGGTCGAATAAGCAATTGGCCGAAGCCATCGGCGTGTCGTCGTCGTTGCTGTCCCTGTGGGAGACAGAGCGATCGGCCATCCCGCAATGGCGCGCCGATTCAATCCTTGAGGTTTTCAACTTGTCGGAGGCAGAGCCCCCGACGTGGGAGACGAAGCAATGACGACGACAAAGAAGCCCCGTAGGCAGTACCGCGACAGCAACGGCAAGCGCTTGCCAGGTGTCACCACCGTTCTTGCGGTGCTCGACAAGCCGGCGCTCGTGCCATGGGCCGCGCGCGCCGCAGCAGAAGCCACGGCCGCCGCGATTGTCGACGGCGGCCAGCCGGCGGAGCAGGCAATCGAGATCGGGCGCAAGGCGCCATTTCAGCGCCGGCAAGACGCCGCCGACGCGGGTACGCAGGCGCACGCATGCGTTGAGGCGCACTACGCGGGCGAGGCATGGCCCGAGGATGCGAGCGACGCGGCCCGCGCGTGTGCGCAGCGCGTGATCGATCACATCGCAGCGCGTGGCTACCGGGTCGTCGCCAGCGAATGGAATAGTTCGATCTTCGACGTCGGCGAAGGATGGGGCGGAACGCTCGACTTTATCGTCGAGCGAGACGGAGTCACGTACGTCGCCGATCTCAAGACGGGCAAAGGCGCCTTCGACGAGGTCGTGCCACAGTTGGCCGCCTATCGTCATCTCTGGGATTGGTCGCGCGATGACCGCGAGCACCTGATCACCGGCGGCGGCGTCGTGTTTCATGCGCCAATCGAAGGCGACGTCGTCAACGAGATCGCGTTGACGCCTGAAAAGCTCGACGCTGGTTGGCGTGTCTTCCACGGTGCCTTGCTCGTGTATTGGGCGAAGAAAGACGCGCGCCTTCCGGGCGCGAAAGAGGACAGCGATGCCGCATGACGTCGAGGGCGCCATCCTCACCGACGAAATCGAGCGCCTACGCGCGGAGCGCGACGCAGCGATGGCGCGCGAGGATGCGACCGGCTTTCAGGTGCACGCGCTGCGGGAAAGGCTATCGAACGCAGAAACGGCGCTTCTCGCCGTGCGCGTTGCCCTGCAAATCTTCGACATCGTGCCCGGTGACGACAGCGAGGCGCGGCGCCTTCGTGAGACTGTCCGGGCAACGATCACCGCGCTAGAGTCGGGCGCGATTTTCGATTGGTACCAACGCGACGCATTGCTGCGGCGCCTCCGCGACCACGTCGAGGGCAAAGGAGAATGACCATGCCAGGCAAGCGAGACGAAGCGAAATGGACGCGCGCCAAAAAGGCCGTGAGCGAAAGCAAAGGCAAGCCCGAAAGCGCGTTTAGCGATCGTGATTGGAGCCTCGTGCAGAAAATCTACAAAGACATGGGCGGCACCTAGTGGACGCCAGCACGCTTACCGGGCTCGCACTCGCCGTGGGAATCCTCATCGTGTGCGTGCTCGAAGCGTTCAGGGATTCGGGAGAATAGGCGCCGACATCGTCGGCGAGGGAGATACAAGTGGACTATCAAGACTTCATCAGTATGAAGGCAGACATTCGCGTCTTCGATGGCATCGAAAACGCCGACATCAGTGGTCATCTGTTTCCGCATCAGCGTGATCTTGTCAGATGGGCGCTGCGCAAGGGGCGGTCTGCTATTTTCGCGGATACCGGCCTCGGCAAAACAGCCATGCAGGTCGAATGGGCGCGCCATGTCGCATACCGCGGCCGTGTTCTCATCCTTGCGCCCCTTGCTGTCGCCCAGCAGACGGTCGCAGAAGCAAAGCGGTTCGGTGTCGATATTGCCTATCGCCGCGCAGATGCCGGTGACCAGATCACAATCACCAACTATGAGATGATGGATCGTTTTGACCTCGGCGCGTTCGTCGGCATCGTTCTCGACGAGTCAAGCATTCTAAAGAGCTTCAACGGGTCAACGCGCAACGCCATCATCACGGGGTTCAAGTCGACGCCATACAGGCTTGCCGCCACGGCGACACCGGCACCTAACGATTTCACTGAGTTAGGCAATCATTCGGAATTCCTCGGCGTAAAGTCGCGTGTCGAGATGCTTGCCGAATACTTCGTGCACGACATGGATACGACCCAGGACTGGCGACTAAAGGGTCATGCGGTCAAATCTTTTTGGAGATGGGTAGCAACGTGGGGAGCCGTAGTCCGCAAGCCATCCGACCTTGGCTACGATGATGGATCATACGCGCTGCCGCCGTTGCGATTCCACGAGCACGTCTTGCCTGTCGACCACACCACAGCGCATGCCGCCGGTATGCTCTTTGCTGTCAACGCTACATCGCTATCGGACCAGCGCGCCACGCGGAGGGCGACGCTTGATGCTCGCACGCAAAAGGCCATCGAAGTGGCATCGTGCGATGTCCCGGTCATCGTGTGGTGCGAGATGAACGACGAAAGTGAGGCCATCGCGTCCGCCATACCGGACGCAGTCGAGGTTACGGGTAGCGATGACATCGACGTCAAACAGGAAAAGCTAGCTGCGTTTGCGTCAGGAAAGGCGCGCGTCATCGTGACGAAGCCAAGCATCGCAGGTTTTGGCCTAAACTGGCAGCACTGCGCTCGCCAGGTCTTCGCCGGGGCAAGTCACAGCTACGAGCAGACATACCAAGCCATCCGGCGATCGTGGCGCTTCGGGCAATCGCGCCCTGTCGATGTCCACATCATCCGCGCAGAAACGGAGCAGCTTGTGATTGACAACTATCGACGCAAAGAGGCAGATGCCGCCCGCCTTGGCGCAGAAATGGCGCTTCAGGTCATCGACAGCGTCCGCAACGAAGTAAGCGGCGCCACCGCCAGAGAATTCAACGCATACAACGCCAACGTGAGCATGACGATTCCGTCGTGGCTCGTTTCAGAGTGAGGGAGAAAAAATGAACGTCATCGACCAGGTCATCCAGAACAACTACGCCGCATACCATTCCGACTGCGTCGACGTGCTACGCGGAATGCCAGACAACAGCGTCCACTATTCGATCTTCTCGCCACCGTTTGCGAGCCTCTATACTTACAGCGCAAGCCCGCGTGACATGGGAAATTGCGCAAACCACGACGAGTTCTTCGGGCAGTTCCGGTATCTCGTGCCCGAGCTTTATCGCGTGATGAAGCCGGGGCGGCTTCTTTCATTCCACTGCATGCTGCTCCCGACGTCAAAAGCGCGCGACGGCGTCATCGGCCTTACTGATTTCCGAGGGCAGCTTATTCGAGCGTTTCAAGAGGTCGGATGGGTCTTCCATTCTGAGGTCGTTATCTGGAAGGATCCAGTAACAGCCATGCAGCGTACAAAGGCTCTCGGCCTGCTGCACAAGCAGATCAAAAAAGACAGCGCTATGAGCCGCCAGGGGATTCCCGACTACCTCGTCACCATGCGCAAGCCCGGAGAAAACCCTGAGCCGGTCACACACACTGGCAAGGGCGACGATATGCCGGTTCAGATGTGGCAGCAGTATGCTTCGCCAGTCTGGATGGACATCGACCAGAGTGATACGTTGCAGCACCGAAGCGCGCGCGAAGATGACGACGAAAAGCATATTTGCCCGCTCCAGCTTGGCGTCATCCGACGAGGCGTCAAACTGTGGTCAAACCCAGGCGACATCGTCCTGTCTCCTTTCATGGGCATCGGCAGCGAAGGCTATGTCTCGCTTGAAATGGGTCGAAAGTTTATCGGCGCAGAATTGAAGCGTTCATATTTTGACCAAGCCGTCAAAAACCTTGCGACCGTTGCGCATGGCAGCGAACGTCAACCTCTTTTGTTTGCGGAGTAGGACAATGGATCTCTTTTCAATGGGCGTCTTCGACGACGAGCGCACGCCACGCGAGCGGGCGGCAAAGCCCGTGCGGTGCATCGAAGACGAGCTGTTGCCGCGCATCGTGCACACGCGGCCAATGTGCGCGAAGTGCCACACGAGCGAGGCGCGCACGGGAAAGCAGACGTGCGCTACCTGTGTGCGCAATCACCGATCGATGGCGCGGGAAAAGTCCGACCGGAAGCGCTATGTGCGACGCAAGACGGAAGAGCGCATGATCCGAGACGGTCACTACGTCGTGACGTGGCATTGCCGAGGCGTCGCCGATGACCTCGTGGCGGACGGCCGGGCGAAGTGGGCCAATCCTCGCGACATCAATCGCCTTGGCCTGCGCCCCGACGCGCTCGTCATTCTTCCACGGGAGCGCATGGGATGACGATTATCGTGGCGCTCGCCATCGTCGCCGGGTGTGCGTGGGGCGCCGTGGAGGCGGCGCACACCCGCCGCCGTCGCGACTTCGACCGCAGGCTCGCGCAATGGTACGACGACGAAAGGGTCTGCCGTGACATCGACGACTGAACACGTCGCAACCGGCGACGTCGATCGGATGACGGCTGGCGAACTACGATACCACCTGACGCGCGCTCGCCAGCGGATCGCGTCGCTAGTGCGGGTGGTCGACGATCTGCGCTCAGAACGCGCCACGCTGCGCGCACGGGTGCGCCGATTGGAGGGCCAGCGCCGAGCGGTGGCCTTGATCGTCAGTGCGTCCGACGCTGAACCTGATTCAATCCGAGACTGATGATGTTGATCCCGGTTGTCGACGTGAGCGTGATTTCGATAGGAACCACGTTGCGCCCCGGCCTGACGCGACAATACGGGGTGCCGGTCATGTTCGCGGCGACGGTCGCCGACGCCACCGAAAGCGATCCGGTGTGCGACGACGTGGAGCCACGTTGGTCATAGATGCGAACCGTCGCCGTCGCGGTGCCCGCGCCGCCGATGCGCGTAGCCGTAACGTCGAGATAGCCGCGCGAGTAGGGGACCAACGGCGCCTCGAAAAACGGTCGGCAATGAAAGATCGCCAAGAGGCGCACGGTGTCATTCTGCGTCGAGATAGACGCGATCGGCGTCTGCCCGTAGCAATTGGCGTCGGGCGGCACGCCCTCGACGTGCCACAGCGGGTGCATGTGCGCGTCGCCCCACGGCGGCCCGCTGCGGTCGATCCCGACCTTGCCCTGCGGATTGAGCGGAATCGCAACGCCGTCCGCGGGATAGGCTGCCTCGCCAGCGACAAGCTCATACAGATAGCGCACGCGACCGGCCAGCGACGACGCGATCGACGCATACGCTGGCGACAGTGAATTCACGTCACCTTGTGTGAGCGGTCGAGACGAAACGATCTTTCCCATCGACATGCGGTCACCTCAGGCGATGAAGGCCAGCGTGTAGCCCGTCACGATGATTTCATCGGCGAGCGCGCCAGGCGTCGTGTGGCTCAGCGACAGCGTAAAATTGGATCGCAATTCTTGCGTGAACGGGATCGCCGTAAGCTCCGCGACCCACCACCGCGTCGCGCCGATTTGCGCGAATGCCGCCGTTTTGCTGCCCGCCGCGGTCGCAATCGTGGCGGACCACGCGCCGAGCGCGCCGCCGTGATCATAGTCGTATGCGAGCACGCGGGCGGTGAGCTTGCTTGTCGCGCCGTTGGGAAATTTCGGCGTGTAGCCGCGCGTGCGCGCGAACACGATCGACGCTGCCTGTGCGGTTGGATACCGCGCCCATCCGGTCGGACCCACCGTAGGCGCAGCAGGCCCGAGCGTACCGAGGAAATTGTTTTTTCCCGCGCCGATGACGGCATCATAATGCACGCACGACGTCGCCGTCGCGAACATTGGAAACGCCGGAAGGCCCTCGTTCAGGAACGAAGCGCGGTTGTTGTCCCACGTCGTCGAGCATTGATAGGCGTAATTGCCCGGAATCTTTCCGCCCGTAACGTATTCCCACGCGGTGTTGATCATGCGGTTGAGCCGCGTCAACACATAGGCGTCGAGGCCATAGATCGGGGATGGCATGTCCGTGTCGATTTCGTTTGCCGTCATGACCGCAGGCGTGAACGTCGACGACGCGGCATAGGGCGACCCTGTCGTCGTGTTCGATGGCGGAAGAGCCCCTGTCGTCGACGCCGCACGATACACAGGATAAAGCCGCCACTGCTTTATCCGGCCAGATTCGGCAACGATCGTGCTCAATCGACGATAGATGACGACGTATCCCCACGAATTGACAGTCGGGACGATGCCTTCCCCGGTGTCATAGATGACGCCGTCACCGGTGACGGTTTCCCGCATTTGCCCGCCCGTGGTCACCACCCACGACGAATTGCGCACCTCGAACCAAGTATCGGACGAGACGGAGAAATCGACGTCGAGGCGATAGAGCGTCACGCCGGGCACCCAATACACAGGAACGACGAGCACGGCGTAGAGCCCCGCCGTCCCTCCGGCGAGCGTGATCGACTTGTCGATCGTCTGACTTGTGACGGGCAGCCCAAGCGGACACCCAAGCCCCGCGGTGCCGCTGTGGTCGATCGGCGTCTGCCCGTTCTCGCCGGTGATCTTGTCGAGCACGAGAGCTAGATCGCCTGCGGTATTGGCGATCGTGCGCGCGAAGATCGACGCATCGCGCGCCGTGTCGACGGATGGCACGCCTTGGAATGTGGTGTTTTTCTTGCGGACCATTAGCGCCACCTCGACACAAACAGAGGACCGCCGCCCAATTCGTTATCGTCGGTCAACGTCGCCATTTCTTCGAGAGTGTAGCCGCTTGGCGTCGTGCCCGGATCGCTGAAATCCGGCTCGAAACAGACATAGTCCACGCCAGCCTGAATCGGGTTTGTCGGCGCAGACGCGAGCGTGATCGTCGTCGACGTGCGCGCGGTTACCGTGCGCGTTTCCGACGTTCCGAGGCTAATGTCATGGATGCGCACGGAGGAGTTGATATAAAAATCATTTCCCGGCGACGCGCCCGACACCTCCGGCCCCGTCGTCGCGAGCGTAAGCGCCGCGCCAGCGGCGGAAGCAATGACCGCAGCCGGGCAGACGACGAGCAACGGGTCGAGGATCTGCAATTGGACGTCAACGCGCGCGTCGTTGTACCGCGGTCGACGAGCCACGACGCGCGCCTTTGTGCCGTCGAGGGTGCCGCCCTGCATGTCGGGCAGCGTCGAAAAAGCATCGGGCAAGCCTGAAAGCGTGACGACGTCGCCGATTCGCAGGCCAAGGTGCGCCATCGTGAGCGAGAGCCGCACGAGCACGCGCGCCTTACCGCTTTCGCTGGCAAGAATGTCCGCGACGATGGAAGGCACCTCGGACACACTCAAATCGGTCGGATGGATGAACGGCGCCGCGCCTGTCACGAGGCGCGCCGCGTCCTGACAGCCGAAAGAGCGGAATTCAAATTCACGACGTCGAGGCGCGCGCCCGTAGCGCTTGGACAAGTCGACGTCGCACAGGTTGATCGTGCCCCGGTACTCTTTCGACAGCGGCGAATAGTCGATTTTCACCGTGGCCAGAGCCGCGAGCGCGCCCTCGTCGGCGGTCACCTCGACGCGCGAATCAGGAACGACGCTATTCGCGTCCAACGTCGTCGTGAGCACCTGTCGTGGTGGCGCCAAGGTGAACGTCGAAAGCCTGCCGTCGCTCGTCGTGCGCGTCGCTGTGCCTGTCAGGTAGCACCACTCCCGCAACACCTCGGAAACCTTGCGCTCGCCATCGATCAGGATGGTCGTGATCGGTCCCGTCGCAAGCGACTCAAAAGAGGCCGTATCGATCTCGGTCGCCTTGAATGCCGCGCCCATGCGCCAGCCGGGGCTGTCCGATGACGCCGCCACGCGGCCAGGCAGCACGTCGTACGACCCGCCCGTGCCTTCGTTGGATCGAAGCAGGTAGGGGATGTGCAGCCCCGACGTGCCGCCCGAGATGATCGCAATCTGCCGGGCCTTCTTCGCCGTCGTCCAGTCGACGAGCGTAACCTCTTCTGCGATCCGCTTGTATGCGTTGTAGCGGATTTGCGAATCAATCGGCGACAGCGTGCCGAAAGCGGGCTCGCTTCTGATCCTCACCGTCGTCGACGTCGTGCTGATCATTTCATAGATCGCCGCAACGTCGCTATCCCACGAGACGAGCAGATAAGACGGCCACGCCGCAGCGGTGCGAAAAATGTTCGCGTCGGTGAAGGTGAAATCAACGACGGTGTCGCCGCCCACTTCGCTCGTCGTGGCGCTCAGGATCTCGCCCTCTTCGAGGTTGAAGCCGATCGCGCGTTCGTAGAATTCCTGCGCCACGGACGCCAGCGTCATCGACCACGCATCGTCACCGCTGCACCGTGGCGGCTCGTCGACGATCCAAGTTCCGAGCAATTCTTCGTCACCGCCGCCCGCTGCGTCGAGCGTGTAGCCGTACAGGTACGCACGACGACCAACCCAATTCGGCGGCGTGGTGTAGTAGGAATCGCCAGCCGTCGCCGTGCCGAAGATAGCCGCGCCCGTCGACCCATACGCACCGCGGCCTGCGCCAGTCACACCACCGACGCCGATGGTGCCGGCGTCGATCGTCTCGGAGTCGGTGTAGATCGCTTGGTTGTTTGCAAGCGTGCCAACCGCGCTCATTGAAAGCGACGTGTCCGACGACGTTTTGTTGCCGGTGAAGTATCCCGTGCGGCGCGTGTTGACGGCGAACAACGCGCGCAGCGTGCGCGTGCTGTCGTCGAGCAGATCGAATTCAAGCGACGCCGCTTTTTCTCGGCGCTCTTCGAGGTCAAGCATCGCCTCGCCCTCTTCGATCCGGGTGATGCCGACAAATTGCGTGTATCCCGTGAGCGAAACCGCGACGGCCGCGGGGATCGCGCGCTCCACAAAAGCGACGGGGATGCCCTCGATTCTCACGGCAAGCACGAGATCGACGTGGCCATCGGTTCCGGCGAGAGTCGTAAAGAATGGCACGGCTCACACCTTAGCGTGCAGGCGAAGATCGAGCGAGTAGAGCGGCACGCCAGGCCCCAAGCGCGCGGGCTCGAACGTGGTGAGGGATTCCTCGGTGAAATGCGCCACGTCGACCAGCGTGGACGACGACAGCGCCGCAAGCGTGGTGCCCGACGAAACCTGCGCCTCGTGAAGCTCTAGCGAAGCACCCGCGCCAAAGCGCTCCATGAAGCCCTCTAGCGTGTCCTGCGGCCCGGCCAGTGCGTGCTCGACAAACGTGCGCCGCTCGTCGACGAAGGCCAGCCCAAGGCGCCACGATTGCATCCGCGCCGAGCGCGTCACGCCCTGCACACGGCCCGACACCGCACGAGGCACAGCCACCACACGCTCCGAAAACGGCTCGATCTCGCGCGCTACGTCGTTGCACACCCACACCGACGCGCACGACTTCGTCGAGGTCTTCGCCGTGGCGTTGACCGTGTCGTTTGCCGAAAAGCCGAGCAGCGCCTCGTCAAATGTCGTCAGTGCATCGGCCCACAGCACGCCGAAGTTATCGGCGCCCGTGGCGCGCGTGATCGTGATGCGCGCGCCTGCAACGGCAGGATCGATGCTCCACGCAACCGTGACTGTGTAGGTGTTGGTCGACGCGCCTGCTGCCTCCAGTGCGGTTTTCAACGCGAGGCACAGATCGCCCGCCGCGCCGTCGCCGCGCAGGTAGTAAATACCCGCCGCGATCGTGGCGTTGTTCGTCGATGCGCCTTCGGTGAAACGCAGCACGTTGTTGGACCCCGTCAGCACGACGGCGCCAAGCATCACGGGATAACTCATGCCCCACCTCGTCGCGCACCTTGGCGCTGTACCTTGGCGATCTCGCGCGCGGTATCTTCGGGCAGCGGCCCGCCGACGCCGTAGGAGACATTGATCACGAGCGGCCCGCCGCCGCGGTCGCGGCTACTTCGAGGCGCGACGCCTTTGTCGCGCTCGCCACTCTTCTCGATCGGCTTGCCGATCTTGCCGCCCGCCGCCATGTGCTCGATGCCCGCAGCGACGCCGCCAAGCCCAATACCGGTGGCAATCAGGCCAGCCGCCGCGCCCGCCTGCGTCACCGCAAGCGCCTGCCCTCCAGGCGTCAGGGCAGACACCACAGCTTCACCGGCGAGCTTGGTCCCCGACGACACGAGCGATTGCCCGGCCTGCTGCATCACGAGCGCGCCGAAGCGTTCGGCGATGTGCTCCTGCCCGGTGAGCATGTCGGTAGTCATCTGTTGCAGGCCAGACGCCACCGTCGACACCGCGCCCGTTGCGATTTGGTCGAGCCCACCAAGCGAGCCGATCACGATGCCGGAGATGGATTGTGCCTCTTGTTCGGCGATGCCGATACGCACTTGCGACGCTTGCCAAGCAATGTCGTTCAGCATGTCTTCGCGCTTCTGCGCCGCCAGTCCGACGACGTCGATCATCTCGCGCTGGCCGATGTTGAATTCAAATTTTGGCTGAGTTTCCTTTTTTGCTTTGCTCGCTTCTTTTTTCGCGGCGCTGGATCGCTTTTCTGCTTCTTTTCTTTCGATCTCTGTGATGGCGTTAGCCGTATCAACGGCTAGGTCAATGCGTCTTTGATCGTCCTTTTCAATCTGAATCCTGCGCATGCCGGCGAGCTTTGAGATTTCAAGCTCAAGATCGGATGCCTTTTGCTTCGCCGTTTCCATCTGAACGGCAATCGTCCCGACCAATTTTTCGTTGTCGCGCAATCGGGCAAAGCGCTCCGCGCCTCCTATCGGCGAAACAGCTTTCTCAAATTCCGCCTGCGCCGCCATCACTGCGCGTGCTTGCTCTTCCATTGAGGCCCGTTCGGCGCCAACTTGCAAAGCGCGCAAATCACGCTGAAGCCCTGAAATTTCATCCCGAAGTGATTTGACGTGCTCTTTTGCGGCGTCGGATGCCTCTTTTGCGGCTGGATCAAGCCCGCCAAAATTCTTTGTGAGCATCGAAATGCCAACCGCAGCAACGCTAGCAACGCCAGTGAGGCCAGCGCCGACGCCCAATGCGGTCAGCAATCCGGGGATGTTGTTGAGGACGCCGCCGATTCCGTATTGTGCATCCTCAAACGCGCGGGAAAATTCGAGCATGGCCATGCCGCCACCGCGCCCGCTCACCCCTACTTCGTTCACGGCTTTTGAGAATTCACGTGTCTTGTTGGCCGCTGGCACGGTTTTGCCGGTGAGCGCGTCAAGTTCTCTGCCCAACTGGCGAAGTTCTACCTCATAGGCTTTCGTGTTTCCGCTGCCAGACAAGATCGCCATGCCAAGCGCCATCATGTCGCGTTCGTATCTGGCGATCTTTTGGTCGATTGCGGTGACAGCAGCGACCGCATCTGCCTGCGATTTCTGAAACGCCTTCGTCGCAGCATCGGCATCGCGCAACGCCTTTTCCGCTGCCTTCGTCTCGTGCTCAAACTTCGCGAATTGAGCGATCGCGTCCGTCGCGTCGACCGTGACCTTGGTTTCGATCGTTTGACCTTGCATCGCTACCTCTTCGCCGACGTGGCAGACGCCTCGCGAGCCGCGCGCGCTTCGTCCTCGATCTTAGCACTTCTGCCCGCGTCGATAACGCTGAAAGCGTCGACGGTGTGCGTCGACAGCGTGCGGAGCGATTCGATCCCCGGCTTGCCCTCGCAGGCGCGCCACAGCGACAGCGGCCCGCTAACGTCGGGGTGGTCGATCAGGTGACGACGCGGGCATGTCCGCGTCGCATATTCGGTGCCGGCGAAGAATTGCATCGTCGCCCCACCGTGACAGCCAAAGGTCTTGCGCCGCGCTGCGGGGCACTTGCCGCAATCGAATTCGCTCAGGTCGACGGCGGAAGCAGACCACAGCGCAACGCTTTTCCCGGGGGCAACTCCAAGAAGTGCCGCGCGGCCGTGTAGAGCGGCACGAGAAGCCCGGCGAGGCGCAGCGCGGGCATCGAGTCGGCCACCGTGTCGCGCAGTCCTGCAAGGCCGTCTAGCTTCGCCACGACGCCCACGACGACGGTTTCGTAGGCGCGCTCTAGGCGATCGTACGCCTCGCGTCGCGCCACCACGTCGTCGCCACGCATGGCGTTTCGGATACCGAGCCACGCCGCCTGCGTCTGCGCGTTCCAAAGCCTACGCGTCGCATCGTCGACGACACGCATCGTCATCACGATCCCGTCGAGGTCATGATCGGCAACGAAATCGCCGAGGGGTTCAAGCGCGTTGTTTTCGGTGTGCGCCAACAGGTCACGCGCCGCCGCCGCGACTTTGCCGCTATCGCGGTCGCCGTGGGCGAGGCTTGCGCGCGCGATTGCCTCGCTTGCCTCCTGCCAGTTGGTGCTGTCGTCGAGAGGAACGCGCGCCTTGACGCGCGCATCGATCTCCGCTTGTCGTGCCGCGCGTGCCGCGTCGTGAGCTTCGCGCAAAACGGAAAGCAGGGCGACCGGCTCGCCCTGCTGTCCCGGATAGATAAGGATGGGTGCCATCCTTCGGACGCTAGCCGACTGCCAGCGTACCAGGCAACGCCCCCGTGCCCATCGCCTGAAACTTCACGACGGGGAACGCGCCCGACGTCTGCACCGTCGCGCGGAAATCCGCGGTCGGGAGGAGCGCGTAGAGGCAACCACCGATCTCGGTGCCGACCTGAAGCGCCACTTCGCGTGCCGTCGAAATCTGGCCGGCGGCGACGTCGCTGCCGAGCAAGTTCACGAGCGACGGCGTGCCGGTGTTGTCGACGAGTTCGCCGATCGTGCCGGCGTTGTCGCCGATGTACAGCTCGCCCTCGATCATGAACGACTTCCCGTCGCCGGTGCCGCAGACGCCGCCGAGCTTGCCGTTGGTCTTGCTGGCCGTCTCACGGATCGCGGTGGCGCAGTTGTAGGTGATGCTCGCGTTGCGAAGCAGGTACTCCACGCCGTCGACGCGGAAGTAGGCGCCGTCGTTGACCAGCGGATTGCCGGCGACCGGGTCGGCATAGGCCGGGTTAGCTTCCGCAACGTCGGACCACGACGTCGGCGAGAAGACCGACGACATGGTGAGAACGCCAGTGTTCGGAATGCCGATGTTGAGCGACATGGGCGCGCAGCCCGCATAGTCGCGGCGCCAGTTGTCGCCTTCAGCCGAGAAGAACGCGTGAACGTGCGACGTGACCGAATCGCTGACGGTGTAGGTCGCAAGACGGAACACCGTGGCGCCCGTCGTCGGCGTGCCGCTGTAGGGATGCTGCAACGTGAGAACGTTGGTTGCCTTGATTTCGATGCGCCCGATCTGCAAGCCGGCAGAAGTGGCAAACGCGATCACCTGTCCGACGCTGTAGTTGGTGCCGGACACAACCTGCAAAACACCGGTCGCGGGAGTATGGCCCGTCGTGTCGACAGTCGACGCCGTCGACGTCGTCGCCGGAGCAACAGCGCCGAAGAGAGACGCAAGCAGGTAGCCCTGCTCCATCTTCGCCTCCCAATCGGCGACGGCGCCGCCGCTGTTGGCGTTCACGCCCTTGAATTCCGTCGTGACGGTCAGGTCGCCCGTGTCCTGCGCGCCGCGAACGTGCGGGAAGCGCCGGCCCGACAGCGAACGCAGCGAGCGATCGATCGGGGTGCGCTGGCGCGGCAAGAACGACGAGCCGTCGTCGGTGATTTGCAGCGGCACCGGGGCAAGCCCACCGGCCAGACCAGTGAACGGCGAATCGCCGATTCCGGTGAACGTCGTGGCGTTGCTGTGCAGACGGTAGCGGAGGGTTTGCAGGCGGCTAATGTCGGTCATCGGGTAAACTCCACGTCCAGGGTGATGCGCAGCCGCTTGCCGCCGTCGACGTCTTCGACGACGAACGGCCCAAGGCTGTCACCGGCCGGCGAGACAGCGACGATCGTAGAGGCGGGGCGCTGCCAGTTGGCGCTCGACGCAAGGGCGCGGATGATTTCCACGGCATCCTCGACGATCGCTTCGTCCATCGTCGACGAATCCACGTCGAAGACATACTCGACGACGACGTCGACGGAGACGCGATAGCGGGTCGCCGTGGGCTGCACATGCCCAATCGCGTTGCCGCTCTTGCTGATCAGCCAGTACCGGCGCGAGTCGCCGATCGGGTTCAGTTCGTCGCCGTTCTCGTCGTGACGAAACTTCGTCGGCAAGCCTTGACGTCGAATCGTCGGCGCGACGGCGCCGATGATCGACACGAGCACGGGGCGCGCGGCGGACCAGCTCATCTCGAAATCGCCATAAAGCGCGGGGGCTGCGCACCAGGTGTCGGGACGTCAGGTGTGGAGTCATCCTGCGACGCCGTCGCAAGGTCGATGCGGTCCCACGTCGTCGCCTTGATCTGCTCATACGACGATTCAAGGCGCTGCACGAAATCGACGGACGCCTGCGGCCACTGCCGCGCAAGATGCAGCACGACCGCAGCGGCGTGCATCGGCATGACGACGTCGTCGGTAAGGATGTCTTCGTCGAGGATGCCGCGCGCGGCAAGCGCCGGCTGCACGACAACACGCCACGCGGCGTTAATCGCCTCTTCAAGCGTCGTGTCCGTCGCCGACGCGAGCTTGCGAACGACCGGGTAAATCTGCGTGAGGTCCGTTGGCGTAAGCGCGATCGACGTGATGCGACGGACGACGCGGAACGGCTCCGTCCATTCGCGCACGACGCCGTCGATGGTCGCACGAAAGAGGACATAGCCAGCGCCCGGAGACGCGGTTTGCAGCGCACCCAACGCGACGGAGATGGCAATGCCGCGCACCGTCGACCCATTGCCGATGTCGCACGGCAGCGGTTCGGCCATCCACAGTTCAGTGGACGAGCCCGACTTGGTCGCGACGACGACGATTTCACGCCCCGCCGTCGCGTCGGTGATCAAGTACCGCCGGCCGGCCACCCATGTCTGCGCAACGCCAACGGTGATCGAATCGTCGCCCTCTTGATGCGCGCCTTGCGTCGTCGCCGAGACGCTGTCCACCGTGGCGGCGGTGTAGGCGCCCTCCGCGTCGGGGTTCGTCGGCGTGATGCGCCGAGCGGTGGCGCTCGTGGCGACGTGCGACGTCAGGACGCCATCGGCCGCGAGGCGCGGATACGACGTGATCGTCTCTGTCGAGCCCAGAAGAACGCGCAGCATAGGCTCTTACATAACACGCACGGCGGTGGGTGTCGACGCTCCCCCCTGCCCGCGCGCAGCACGACGACGGCGCTTGCTCTTCTCCTCTTCCGGCTCTTCTTCGGCGTCTTCTTCGACGCCCTCGACGTCGTGCACCGTGACGGGTGATGCGCCGTTCAGGAGGCGCACGGCAAATGCCTTGGCGACGACGGCGCCCACTTCCATGCCGAAGCCAATCGCCACGCACTCGACGATCGTGACAATGAGGTCGAGAAGATCCATCACGCCCTCCCGTCGTAACACTTGCCATCGCGCCAGAAGCGTTGCCCGGTGTAGATCACGACGTCGGCGGTGAATCGCCCGCTATCGCGCTCGATCCAGAATTCGCCGTGGCCTTGCGTCCACCCCGTAGGGCCTTTGAGATAGGGCGCCTCGTCGACGGGAGCGAGGCACGGAATCCCGAATCCGCCGCGGACGTGCTGCGAGCCATCGGCGCCAGCGACGGGCAGCGTGTGAATCTGCGCGCGATGACAATGCCCGATGACCAGCGACATGCCATAGCGTAGGAGGTGCTGCTTCGCATAGGCGTCGCCCGCATAGACGCCGTGGGTGAATCCGAGGTGTCCGATCTTGTGGACCTTCCCGTACGACGTCGACGTGATGCCGAAATCGGCGAGCCCGAGCGCCGATTGCCACGTCTCGCGCCCGCGCAGCACGGGTGCCTTTTTCGCGACGTAGCGGGCGTGCCTGTGTTCGTGATTGCCCTCGCAGTAGTGGATCGGCCGCGTTCCCATCGCCGCGCGGAGCTTGGCTAATTCGTTGCGCACGGCCTCGACCTCGATCGCGAAATCGGGCGCCGGTTGGCCATCCTCGTGGAGCGATACCGAGAGAAAATCGGCGAAGTCGCCATTGATGACGAGCCGATCTGGTTGCACGTCCTCCAGGCGCAAGAGGAACGCGCGCCACGCGAAGGGATCGTGATAGGGGACGTGCACGTCGGAGCAGACGAGCACCAATTCAACGTCGGAGCGCTTGCGCTGCCGCGCTTTTTTCGCTGGCATGCTGCCCCCTATTTTGCGGCGCGCACGCTCCGCACGTTGCGCACGCGGTAGGTCTTGACGCGCGTTCCCCACGTCGTCACGCCTTCGAGGTTCACGGCGTCGATCTGCGCATCCCTGCCCGTCGCAGGGTCGGCGTAGAGCATGCGCCGGAAGCCGCTCGCGTCGTGCTCGTCGCCGTGGATCAGCACGAAATGGTCGCCGAAAGCGTCGCCGGTGTGGTCGACGTGCGCGATCACGAGCCCGCCCGCGCGCAGCGTCTCGCCCACCATGCCGCGCATCGTGGGAATGTCGCCGGTCTGCTTTTCCCCGACCTCAAGCCCGGCGAGCGCGCCAAGCTCTTTCGTGATCGCCATGCTGTGCAGAAACGCCTTGCGATCGATGCCCGCGCTATTGAGCAACGGAGGCGGCATTTCAACGCCGCGCAGCATGCGCGCGGCCTCGCACAGACATACGAGCATGCAACCCGCGCGTCCGATGGTCGACGGGCCAAACCCGAGCACGGCGGAAGACCACCGCGCGTCGGCTTGTTTGTATCTCGCCGTCGTCACTTGCGCCCCGGAAGGCGCACTTTTTCGACGGCGCCGACGATGACAAGCGCGGCGTCGGCGAGCCAATCGTTGCTTGGATCGCGGTCCTCCTTCACTCGCTTGGCAAGCGCACGGAGGGCGCCGACGACGACGTCACGAGCAAAAAGCGCCAGCAAGACGGCGACGATGTTGATCAGCGCGTTCGGCGTGGCGACGTTGTGGAGGAACGACTCAATCATGGGTGCCCTTTTCCGATCGCGTGGATCGCGATCTCGATTCGGTCAAAGCGCTTGTCGAGGTCGTCGCGCAAGCGGTCGACGGCGTCGCGCACGGCGTCCAAGCTCTCTTTGCTGGCCTTGTCGGATTTCAATTCCGACACAAGCTCTTCGACGCGCGCCACGCGGGATTGCAGGGTGGCCCATGCCGCGGCGCCTCCGGCGATTGCGGAGAGGCCAGCGGTTGCGATCGTCTCAATCACATAGACCCCCGATGTGCGCCCCTACCGGGGGAGTGCCGTCATCCTACCCGAAACGGGAGCGCGTCGTCCACAGTAGGGACGACAATTTGCGCGGCCTCGTCGGTACGATGGACGCGATCTCGAAAGCGCCCGCAATCGTCATGTCGCCAAGCGTAACGGCGCCCGTGCCTGTCGTCGGGCCAGCGGTGCCCGACGCCGAAAGGGTGATGCTGTCCAGCGTGACGGCGCCTGTAGCCACCACAGGGATCGTGGCCACACCCGCCAGCGTCACCCCGTCGAGCACCACGGCGCCCGATGCCAAGTGCGTTTGCCGCCCTGCGCCTGCAACCGTCACCGCATCGAGGGCGAGCGCGCCCGACGCGACGTGCGTGGAGCGCCCAGAGCCAGCCACGGCGGCCGCGCCGAGCGTGACCGCCCCGGACGCCACATCGACCGGCGATCCTGCGCCTGCGACCGCTACAGCCCCGAGGGCGAGGGCGCCCGTCGCAACGTGCGTCTGCTTACCGCTACCGGCAAGCGTCACGCCACCGAGCGTGATCGCACCCGTCGCCGTGATGGCGGCGCCCACGTCGCCGGAGCCCGCAAGGGTGACCCCGCCGAGCGTGATGGCGCCCGTGCCCACGTCGACGGGCGACGCCGCCGATGTGAACGTCACGCCGCCAAGCGTGATGGCGCCCGTCGCCGTGTGTGTCTGCTGCCCGCTGCCCACTACCGCGACGGTGTCGAGGGTGATGGCGCCCGTGCCGTCGACACCGGCCGCGCCTACCGTCGCCGAGCCCGACACGGTGGCGTCGCCGAGCGTGACCGCGGCAACGCCGTTCGTCGGGTCTTCGATGATCAGCGGATAGGCGGACGGTTCTTGCCCGCGCGTCCACCAATACGTCGACCACTGTTTCTGCGCGGTCGAGACAACGGAGGGGCCGTAGCCGTAAAAACGATCCACGGTGGGCCCTCCTTATCGCGCGATCAGCCTGCCACGGTGACGATGTTTCCGACGTAGGCTGCTGCGGTGGTCGACGGCTTGATGACTTCGAGGAAACCGAGCGCGGCGTCGTCGAAAATGCGCGTCAGGTTGAACGCCGAATTGATGCCGTCGATGATCGTAAAAACGTTGGCCAGCGGCGTTGGGATGAACGCGATCGGGTGCCCGATCACGACGGCAAGCGTGCCGGTCACGTTGGCTGAGCACGTCACGGACTGCACGGACTTGATACCCACGTCACCCGACGCGAGGGGCGCAAAGAATTGCCCCGTTGGATGGTCCAGGCGGTTAGCGATACACGACGCGTTGCCCGTGAGCGACGGAAGCGACGTGCCGGTGTTGCCGTCGTGGTCTGTGTAGGTCGCCACCCATGCGTGCGCCGTCGCGCCGAGCGCCACTTGTGTCTCGAAAAAAATGAAATTTCCGTCCGCCGAATCCGGGGTGTTTGTGGTCGCTTGGTAGCGATTTGGCGCACCCGTGATCGTCTCCGCCGTCGCTGACGACATGGTCTTGTTGACCTCGAAGATCCGGTCGTACATGAGCAGCGTGTTCCCGCCGACCGTCGACACGACGTCAGCACGCACGAAATGCTGCGTATCTCCCGAGACGGTCGGGTTCCACAAGCCAAGCGACCCCGTCGTCGTTCTCGTCGGGACATTGCCACCAGGCGCGTTGCTGGCGACTGCGCCCGCCGCAGGCTGCGCGCCCACGCGCCACAGCGAATTGGTCGCGCCAAGCACGCCCGTGGTCCCGACTTTGTTGAATTGATAATCGGCCTTTTTGCCGCCCGTCGTCGCCTCGCTAATCAGGTCCGACAGCGACGAAAAGCCGGCCATGTCGAGGCGCGCCGCGCTTTGCCGCGACACCTTGCGAAGCGCGCGCGTTGCGCGGTCGGCCACGGCGTCGAGGGCGCTCGCGAATCCACCGCCGTCGATCTTGCCCGTGAAATCGCCGCCACGGCCGACCCACACACCATGCCGCGCCGGCATACCGCCGACGAGGATCGGGCGCGTGCCGTGCCACTGCGTCATCGACGACGAGATCCGCGCGATCTCGTCGGCGCCAAGGAATCGTTCGAGCTTGCCCGCATGCGTCGACAGACGCGAGATCACGTTGGCCACGTCGTCACCTCACCCGCAATTCGATCCCACGAAAACGCCGACGTTGTCGGGCGGCGCCGTTTCGTCAGACGTCGGCGCGCTCCCAAATCCCGCACGCCAAAAGCCCACGACGAAGCCGCATCGATCGCAACGCCAAAAGACTTTGTCGTCTGCGTCGGCCTCGCCCGCTGGCGCGTCGGCCAGCGACCACGAGGCGTGCCCCAGATTGCGCGACGGGTCGACCGGGAACGACATCACGCGTTCCCGTCAGTGATCGTCAGCGACGTGACTTGCACCGGCTGGCCGGAGACGATCGACAGCGTCGTAAGATTGAGATCGCTTCCCGACGTGCCGCAATCGCCCTCGCAGACGTACGCACCGGTCGAGTCGGTCAGGTAAAAAAACGCCGCCGTTCCGGTGTTGTTCGCGCTCGTGTCGGAAAACGGCGTCGTGAACGTGAGCACGCCAGACGACGACGAGCCGCACGGATCGGCGCAGGTAAGCTCGGCGAGCAAGGCACCTGCGGGCGCGCCGCCCTTCGTGCCAGGCTTGCTGCCCGCATAGATGCGCAGCAGCCCCGCGCCCGCGCCTGCGTCGATGGCGATTCGGATTTCGTCGATGCGTGAATTTCGGACGGAGTCGGCAATACGGACGGCCATGGGTCACCTCGAAAGAAACGCCCCCGTCGTCTTACCACGACGGGGGCGCTTCGTCATTCACGAGCGATCAGACTTCGCCGATCTTGATCAGGTCGATCGACAGATCGCGGAACGTAACCGCGTTGCCGTTCGTCTGCACGCCAACGCGCAGCTCAACCGTGTCGCCCACGGCCGAAAGATCGACGACGGCCATGGCGACGCCGCAATTGCCCTGCGCAGCGGCCGCGCCCTCAAGCTTCTGCGCCTTGATCCCCTTGGCCGCAGCGGCGACGCCGCCTTCCTTCGCGTAGAATTGCACGTTGTGGAACGCGCTATTCTGACCCTGCGTATTGCCAGCGCTCGCGATCGCGAGATAGCGACCGCAACCCGCGGGCGTGGCGACGGTGGCGACGCCAGTGCCAGCGGCAAACGTGATGCCACCGCCCGTGGTGTTCTTCTTCTCGGTCAGGAGAGCATTGAAGACGGCCTGCGGGGTGGCGCTGGCCGCGACGGTGATCGCGAAGCCGGTGCCGTCCGAAACGTCGACGTGGACCGCGTTGTGGGTGCCGCCAGTGTTGAGTGCTGCGAGGGACATGATCTAACTCCTTAGTTGCCGCGCTCGCGGCGTTCACGGTTGACGCGCTCCGCGCTTTCGCGCGCGATCTTGCGCGCCTGCTCGGAGGAAATGGATGGGGAAGACTCTTTGATCTTCTGCGCCAGCTTGTCGACGACAGCGGGCTTGACGTCCTGATTAGACATTGGCGCCTTTCTTTCCGGCGACGGGCGCCGATTGCGAGTAGGCGCGCATCATGTCGCGCATCGTACCAGCGAGCGCGGTCGCCTGCTCATTCTCCAGGCGTTTCTCCGCCTGTCGTCGTGCCTCGACGGATTCGGCGAGAAATGCAGCCTGTGCCTTGTGCCAGCGCTCGATCATGTGTTCGGGGTGCTCGCGACGAATGACGTCATCCTCGAACGAGAGAAAAGCATCGGACGTCGGCATCTGTTCGCCGCCGAAGAGCTGCCACTCTCCGACATGGTGCACGAGGAACACCGGGAAATTGCTTTCCTTGCCGTCGACAGTCGCGGCGACGCGCTTCGACAGCACGCGCGACAGCGCTTGCCGCTGGCCGGTCGGCTCGCCCTCTTTGTCGACGCCACCGTCGATGAATTCGACGATGTTGGCGTCCCTGATGCTCTTCAACTTGATCGTTCGCTTCACGTTTTGCGCGCCTCGTGTGAGGGAAAAGGAAAGGGGGCGGCGCCGAATGCGCCGCCCCCTTAGGACGCTCAGTCCTTCTTATAGATCAGCTTCACACCGTGCTCGTCGGTGTGCTCGCCAACGGCCCAGCACCAGCGACCGACGCCCATAAGCGAATCGTCGGCGAGGTCATACTGGAATCCGAGCGACGGGGCGTAGCGCTCCGTCAATTCGGCGAAGCCACGCACGCTGCCCGGCGCGCCAGTCTCGCCGCGGCCGGCAACGATCAGCGCGGCGACACGGTCGACGCCCGCATTCGCCGTCTGCATCACGCTCTTGTTCGCGGCGTAGATCGGGACGCCCGCGAACGAACCACGGAAGCCGACCTTCGAGGCGTCGGGGCGGTGGTTGAAGAACGAAATGTCCGCGGTGTTGCCGCCGAAGATCGCCGAAAGCGGCGCGCCGGAGCCAGCGATGGCGAGCGCGCGGAGGTCGCCCACGCCCTTCTCTTCGAGCATGAAGACGAGGTCTTCGCTCTCGACGTTGTTCGAGAGGAGCTTGGTCAGCGCGTCAAGCATCGTCGCGAACGAAAGCGCCGTGTTGGTCGTGCCGCTTGAGCCCGAGAGACCCGGGAAGAGGCCAAGCGCGTCGGTCTCGGCGCGCAGGTAGTGGGCCTGCAGCACTTCGGCCATCGCGTCGCGCACGAGCGGGAGCACGGCGGGGGAGTTGCTCTGAATCGCGGCGATCACCTGATCACGCGACACGCCGGGAAGCGCAAGCTCGATGGCGTCCGACGTGAGCTGCACGCCCTGCACCTTCGTGGTCGGCTGAATCGAAATGTTCGATGCAACCGAGTAGGTGGCGGGGTTCGAGAACGCGAGCGCTTCCGTGTCGTCGACAGCGGCGGCGAGCGCATTCTTCTTGCGGATCTTGCGAACCTTGGTGGAGCCGCCGGCGATCGACGCCTGATTCAGGAAAGGCAGCAGCGCATACTTTCCGCGGAGCGGGTCAAGCGCCATCTGCGACATGACCTCAGAAAGGATCCAATTGGCAACGGTGGTGGACGACGTAACGGCCATGATTTCCTCGACGCGGCGCGCGGCCGCTTAGGTGTTTTGCGCCTTAGTCGGGCGGGCGAATCGCCCGACGCCAAGGGAATTTGTCTGCCCGCGTGGGCCAAGCAGAGACGAGAAGAACGACGCGACGGCACTCGGATCGCGCGCCTTGATTTCGGCGAGCTTGCGCCCGCTGGGATCGGCGAGAGCCGCTTCAATGTCGGGCGTGGACACGCCAGGAGGGGCGCCGAGCGCCGGAGGCACACCAACCGCTTTGGGTGCAGCAGCCGCAGGCGCGCTCGGCATCGCCCGGAACGCGGCGAGCACTTTCCTGCGGCCCTCGATGTCCGCTGCTGCGCCGTAGAGGTCACGCACGGCGTCGGGCAGGGCCTTGGCCTCTTCGTCGAGCCGCTTCGATTCTGCTTCTTCGTAGGCCCGCCACTTCGCGGCGAGGGGTTCAACGCTCTCCAATTCGGCAAGGCGAGATTTCGCCGTCTCGAGCGCCTTCGCCAATTCGCCCGCTTTCTCTGCCTCTTCCTGCGCACGCTTGCGCGCGTCACGGTCGACCTTGCGCGCGGCAGCGGCTTCCGCTTTCAGCGCGGCCAATTCGGCAGCAGCAGCGCGCAGCGCGGCGAGGTCTTCGACGGGCTCCGTCGACGACGCAGAAGCGGTGCCGGCATCGGCCGGCGCGGTGGCGGAAGGCGCGCCCTCAGGGGCGGAGGTGGTGGTCATGGCGTCAATCCTACTGCACTGCTTATGTAACCGTCAACGGAAGCAGACGCGCGCAATGTCGCGCACAAGCTCGGTGTATTGCGCATCGGTCAAGCCCATCCATGGGCGTGCCTTCATCGTCTTCGTGCCGTAGTGCAGCCAATAGCCGACGATGTTGTGCGGCGGGCTCTGTTTGCCCGTGCGACGCGAGCGAAAAGCGCGCGCCGCTTGGCGCCCGGCGACGTGCGTGGAGTAGTCACCGCGCGCAGACAACTTCTCGAATTTGCGCATGGCGCGATCGTAACGCGCTTGCCCTCCCGCTTTCGGCGCCCACACCGGCGACGTGCCCGTGTCGGGCGCGATGATGACTTCGACGCGGTCAGGATGCAGCGTCGCGCCGCGTGCCTTTACCGAATTCAGCAGGCCACCCGAAAGGCGCAAATCGATCTGCGGCGACTCGCCCATAAGGCGCAAGCGTTCTTTGTAGCGCTTGCTGTAGGGCGCAAATTGCTGCCCGTTGGCGTCGATGCCTTTGTTGGTGCGCTCCAGGATCATGCCGGGCGCGGTGCCCTTGATCACCGCGGCAATGCGCTTGGCATCGAATCGCGGCGGCGTCCCTCGACGGGTGATGGTTACTCCCACGCTAGCCCCCTTCCGCGCGTAGCCGCGCCGTCACGTCTTCCGGCGGATTCTTCGTCGTGTCATACACGCGATAGCCCTTCTCGACCGCAGACGACACCGTGAGCGGCGCCCACGAATGGCGGCAATTGTACCCGCCGCAGTAGTCTTCGACGGGGAGCTTTTGCCCGTTGTCCATCGTCGACGGATTGAGCACCGCCTTGCCCACCCATTGCGCGCAGAACGGCCGATTCTTGCCGTCGCGCGGGCCAACGTAGAGATAGACCAGATCGATGCCTTCGGCGGCTGCCTCGGCTGCGTCCGCCATGACCGAACGACGGCCAACGGCCATCACCGCAGCGTCGACGGCGGACTGCGCACGAAACCAGGTCGTGCGCATTTGCGCTTGCACCATGGCCACAATTTCAGCGAGCGAACCACCCGACGCGATGCCTTGCTGCGCCGCGCGGCGAATCAGGTCCGCAGACTCACCAAAAACTTTGACGACGTCGGAGACTTGTTCGTTGACGATCTGGTCTAGCTCTCGTCGGATGTCGAGAGGGAGCGTAGCAGGCGGAGCACCGACGACGGCCTCAACCGCCTCCACAGCACGCGCGCCCGCAGTGCGCGCAACCGTCGCGCCTTCCTGCTCCAACCGCGCGACGATTTGCCGGTAGACGGCGGCGGCGGTTTGTCCCTGTCGTCGGACAAGCGAGTCTTCCCCCGGTTCGGTGTCGAGGCGCAATAGGATGGCGAGCAAGTCGCGCTCTAGCACGGACGCCAGCGCGCGGAGGTCCTCGATCGCGGCGTCCGCGATCGGCCCGGCAAGGGCCGCGCCGCTCATTCATTCCCCGCCGACGCCGTCGTCTCTCGCATCGACTCGAAAGGCGAGCCCGTTACGCCGCCCACGAGGCGAGGCGCGCCGGCCACCACAGGCGCGCGCAACTGCTCGAGATACGCCTGCGCATCGGCGCGCGTCGACGAGAGACCGAGCATCACGCGCGCGTCTGCCTCGTCGATGATCTTGGCATTCAGGAGGTCGAGCACGCGCTGTGTTTTGCTGGCGTCGTCTTCGTACGACTTGGCACGGCCCAGCGTCACCGATGGAACGGCGTCACCGAAATCGGCCGGGGCTTCCGGCGAGAAACGCGCCAGCAAGTCGATCACGATCGGCAGCAATTCCGACTCCTCGAAATCCTCGAAGATCGGGCGCTGCTCTTCGATGCGTTGGTCATGCGGGGCGTTGGCGATGATGCGCGAGACACCACTCTGCGGCGCGCCAGGCGTGACGCTGTAGGCATCGGGGCTATTGCCGCGCGAGACACCAAGCTCTTGCAGGTCACGCGACGCCGACGCCTCGATCGCGCCGTGGTCCGCCGATGGCGTGAGGTACTGCATCGACTCGCCAGAGCCGATTGCGATCACGCTATCGGGGCCGCCGACAAGTTCCTTCGTCTCGCGCGTGATCCCGCTGTAAATCGCCTGCGCGTGCGCCTGCATGTTGACGACGTGTTGCCGATTCGACCTCGACACGTTCAGGTTGTCGACGTTCAACAACACGTCTCTGTCAGGCT